CATGGCGGCACCCCTACCGCCGCTAGCGCCGCCATCACCGTCCACCAGTGATGCAGCGCCCAGCCCATCGCCACCGGAACGAGGAATTCCCAATCGATCATTTGTGCCTCCAGGGCCGCGAGGCGTATTCGGAATCGGGGACGATGGTCAGCGGCGACTGGCCCCTGGCCGGTGCGTCTGCGGAGGCGGCAACAGGCGCTGCCTGAGCGATGCTGGCCACCGCGCCGGCCTGCCTCCCGGCACAGGTGACGGTCTGTTTCCAGTCCTCATAGCGAAGCTCTACGACGCACTCGCCCTTGGGCGTCACCCGGTAGCCGGAGCCGATCAGTTGCCAACTGGTGAGTTCCAGGCGCCGGCCCGTGGGATCGTCCAGGGCGAACATGTAAATGTCGCCCCGCGACTTGCGGTAGGCGTGGGCAAGGATGGAGATCCGCCGATCGGCGAAGGGATGGGCGTTCAGATCAACAGGCGCAGCAGCAGGCCCATCAGGTACAAGCCCAGGAGGAAGAAAGCTATTCGCAGCAGGACGCGCTGGAGCAGCCACAGCAGCGGGCGCAGCAGGGGCTTGAGCAGGGTCGCCAGGAGCGTCGGCAGGTGTCGCAGCAGCCGGACCGCCAATCGTGCGCAGAGGCCCCATATACCAGACAAAGCCAATAGTGCCGGCCAGCAATGCCAGTAGAAGAACCAGCTTAGGCGACCGGAAGAGGCTCTTGCCCGCCTTGGTGTCTTGGGTCTTGCCGGTGGCCGTGGACTGGTAGAGGGCGAAGGTCTGCTTTCGGATCCGCTTGTATTCGATGATGGTGCCATCGGCGGGCGGACGGTTGAGTTGGGCGTCATGCTGGGCCTCCTTGTAGCGGCCAGGGATGCCGATCACCGCGAGGTTGGAATGCTTGTAGGCCATCTCGCAGGTCATGCGGATGTCGTCGCGGATGTAGGAGATGTTCGGCGTGGTGAGGACAATGTCCCAGTTGAAATGCCGATGCCGGGTCCAGGCGTCGAGCCAGCCCATGGGGCGGTCGGCCGCGTGGGCCGCTTCCGGTCCACCGGGATAGTCGAAGCGCTCGAGGTCTTTTTCCCGCCAGGACTTGGGAAACAGCAGTTGGGTTTCGTCGAAGATCAGGAAGGCCCCGCGGGGCGCCCACTGAAACCACGTGCGCATCTTTTCGAGGTCTTCCAGCGACTCCAGATCGAGGTTGATGATTTCCGCCGTGTTGGGCAGGTCCGGGAAGACCTGATAGGCCCGCTCCAGGGTGAAGCCGCGCACGTTGGTGATGATCACCCGCCCGTCTTTCAGCGCGGGCACGGCGTCATCCTGGATCGCGCCGGAGGTCTTGTAGGAGCCATTGGGGCCGTGATGGATCTTGATCGACACGGATCACCTCCCAATGAACGGCACGAAGCGCATGCAGAAGCGCGTCGCCGCCGCGACCATGATGATGTTCAGCGCCTGCGGCACGCCGAAGAAGGCCAGACCCGCCGCAATCGGCCCCGGTAGCGCGGCGTACATGCTGCGGATCATCTGCGGCACGCCGAGGCTGTCGATCAGTTCGCGGGCGGCGGTGTAGCTGACATCGATCAGCAGGATCAGGGTCTGGAGCGCGGCGTACATCGACGCCTTGGTGGCGACCACCAGGCCGTCGCGCACGAAGTCATAGATGCCTTGGGCGAAGAAATCCCAGATCCACTGGAAGAAGGCGATGATCTGATCGAGAAAACCGGAGAGCCATTCCATAGGGTCAGTCCTTCAGCAGAATGAGGGCGGCGATCAGCGCGGCCATCAGCAGCAGCGCCACGCGCAGGCTGGAGAGTTGGCCGGCGTAGTCGGAGATACAGAGGGAGTAGGACTTGCCCCAAATGGTCATGGACTCGCAGGGCAGTTGCCCGCCGCCTTCCGCCAGGTTGAGGTCGAAGGCGCCCTTCATCTGGTCGACGTTGGCCTTCACCTTGGTCTTGAGTTCTTTCTTGGCTTCCTCAACCTTCTTTTCCCAGGTGGCGATGGCGTCATCCCAGGTGCCGGGCGTGGGCTCCTTGAGTTCGCCGCCGGGGCCTTCGGGGCCGGTGGAGCAGTTCTCTTTCGCCGGGTCGCAGGTGCCGTTGCCATCGCCGCCCGTGCCGCTGCCGTCACCGTCGCCGCTACCATCGCCCCCGCCGTTGCCGTCCCCTCCCCCGCTGCCGTCGCCGCCATTGCCAGTGCCGCCGTCGTTGCCGCCGCCGTTGTTGTCTCCACCGCCATTGCCATCGCCGCCGCCGTCGCCATCACCGCCCGGCGTGGTCGGGTCGGTTGGATCCGTGGGATCGGTCGGGGTCTTGACGCAGGTAGTCCCCGACCACGACCAGCCGGGCGGACAGCCGGGGTCGTTCGGGTCGGAAGGATCGGTGTTCGGGGTGTCGGGTGGGTTCAGCGAATCGCCGGTCTGGGCAAAGGTGTAGGAATCGGCACCGCAATTCTGTCCGGTGCCCTTGAGGATGTAATTGCAGAAGCCGGTCGTGGTGGAGCCTTTGACCAGATAGCAACTGGCCGGGCTGGGGTTGCCGCCGTACTCGCAGCTCTGATAACAGGCGCTCGGTGCGCCGCCGTCGCCCACATAGTTCCGCCCGCCCGAGGTGACAACAGGCGAGTCCGGGCCCTTGGCCGGAAACAGTTCGCCTTCCTTGCACTCTTCGGGCGGCGGCTTGCAGGCACCGTCGGCCGGATCGAGTTCTTGTTCCGGAGGGCAGCTATCGCCAGTCAAGATGGCAGTCTTCGTCTGCCAGGTGATTCCTCCAGTACCCGAAACATTGCACTGAACTTCCTTGTAGCTCAGTTTGTTGATTTCCTTTAGCCAGTTGGCCGACGTGTTATCGAAGTAGTACTGGCACGCCGCCGTATAGGATGGAAAGAAGGCCGTGGGCTCTCCGGGGATGGAAATCTGCCATTGGTAGAAGTCCGCGCTCGCCAAGGAATGCCACAGCAACGAGACCAGCAGGCCCAGTAGCGGAAGAAGTCGGCCAAAGCCGGAACGTGCGTTGTTACTCATCCAGTCACCCATGAAAAAGCCCCCTGCCGGAAACTCCGGAGGGGGCTTCCGCCTCGGTCTGTTCGGTTAGAAGAATTCGCCGGTCCGGTACCCGGTGATGAAGGCGCCGGCGAAGAACGCCCCCAACCACACCGACCAGAGCACCCGTTACGCCTTGCGCAACATGCTGTAGATCAGGCCGGCGACGGCCAGGATCACCAGGGCGCCGACGATGTAGCCGCCAATGGCCTTCATATCGCCCTGGCCATCGGTGATCGCCGATTCCACCGCGCTGGTGTCGATCACCCCGGCGAAGGCCGGCAGCGAGGTCGCGGCAGTGACGGAACCGGCAATGCACAGGTTGCGGAACGAGGCGACCGGGCTGAACTTGGCGATGCGTTGCTTCATTGCTTTCATGGTGTTTCCTCTCTACTTGGCTTTACGAAGAAGTGACGCGACCCAGCCAATCAAAAGCCCCGTCACGAACGATCCCAGGACGCCAGCGGCACCGATGCCGAAGGCTTCCGGGGAGAAACCACCGTTGACCAGGATGTCCACGTATCCAGCGGCCTCGGGCGGAATCAGGTAGGCCTGTTGCCATGCGAGTTCGCGACACGCCATGAAGCCCTCGGGGGTCGAGGTCCACGCGGTACACACCTGCACAGCGACAACGCCTGACATAGCGATCAGTCCTCAAACAGCCAGGGAGGCCGCTAGGCCGTCGATCCAGCCCCAGGCGTAGCCGGTGGCCAGACCTACCGCGAACAGCGAGAGATAGCGGAGCATCGCGGCCTCCTACGGCTTACGCCTTGGCGTCCGGGGACTTGTCTTGTTTGTCCTGGCCCTGCGGCTGCTGGGTCGGGCGCGGGGCTTGGGCCTGCGCTTGCGGGCGGGCCGGGGCTTGGGCGGTCGGCGTCATCGGCTTGCCGCCCACAGCCAGCAGATCCACGAGGACCTGGGTATTGGTGATGTTGCCGAAGCGATCCTTGGTCGGACGGACCACGCTGGCGAACTTGCAGAGCACCGGCTGGCCTTCGAAGACGATGGCGTCCAGCAGGGTCGGCTCGATGTTGTATTCGCTGATCTCGAAGCCCTTGGCGTTACCACGGGCACCTTCCGGGATCGGGGCGATGGACTGGACCGAGGCGTAGATTTCCCCGGTCTTGGTCGAGGTATAGGTGTCGGTCTTGGTGACCCACAGTTCGACGACGCCGCCTTGGGTTGCAAACATGTTCATCGGTGTTTCTCCTTCAATTCGCCTTTTTCGGCGTGAGTTGTCCCGCTGCTGCAAATTCGGCTGTTTCGCCTTCATTCAGCGGTGTTGGGTGAAAGTGATGTGTTGGGCGATCCCTTCGGGCCGGGCTCTATTCGCTAGCGAACCAAGCCAACCACGGGTGTTCGTCTCGGCCCATTCGGGTAACGATCCCTATCGCAACGTCGTCTCCGACGGCCAAGGGGGACGCTTCCCCTTGGAACCCGCAGAGCAACACCAAGGGCTCTGCCCTTGTCATCCCGCTCTTGCCGCCGAGGGCTCGGGAGCGCGGGGCGGAGGAGCTGCCCCACACTCCCCAGCGGAGGCTGTTTCAGGGGGGAGGCGTTCAAGGGTGCGCTGCGCCCGTGCTTCCGTTCGCCGGAACGGTGAAGCTGTTCCGACGAGCCGGGAGCGCGGCCCTTGACCGGATCGGCCACGGTGCGGGCGGCCTGGATCAGGCAGAGCAGGAGCAGCGCTTTCAAGGTATCAGCGAGCATGGGTCAGCCCTCCAGTTGGAATGCTTCGCGCACGGGCACAAAGGGCGTGGGTTTCCCGCTGTCGTACACAACGTGCCAGTACTTCGGCGGACGCCGGGACGGGTCGTGTTTCGCGCAGAAGGAACGGGGACGGCAGAGCCAGCGGCCATCTTCCAGATAGGGCAGCCCAGGGGGCCGGCAGTCCGGACACGGCGACGGGCTGTGCAATGGGATGGCCTGCCTTGCGGACCAGCACACAGAGCAGGCGCAGTCCGGGGCGTGGGTTTGGCGCAGGTAGTAGGGACTGGCGGCCATGGTTCATGCCCTCACCCCACGGATGCGGTACACCTGCCGAGCGCGTTCGCGAGTCAGGCCGAAGGAGCGGCGAGCTTCTTCTTCAGTCGGGAAGACAGCCACCAACTCTTCGACCCAGCGTTGGCATTCCACGCGGGAAATGCCCTGATGGACGCGATGCCAGCGGCGTTGCCGGGTCGGGCCGTGGAAGGTGCAAATCTCTACGAGGTACTTAATCACCGTCGTAATCCCCCTGGCAGAAGATCGACTTGCCCCGGTCGAGGTCGCGGCGGATGCGGTGCAAGTTCACCACGCGGCGGCGGCCAATCTTGGCAGTCGGGATCGTCTTGGTTTCCACCCAGCCCCGCACCACGTCTTCCGTGATGTCTTCCAGGCCCAGCATCTGCGCGAAGACCGCCTGCGAGCAGAACGGCGCGGTGCGGAAGTCCGTGACCTTTTCCACAGCACCCGTGACGGTGAACCCCACTATTCCAGACTCTTCCAT